CTGGCAAGAGGTCGCATAATGGCAAGTACATTTGTAAATAATTTAAGACTCGAAGAAATGAACACTGGCGAACAGTCAGGAACTTGGGGCACAAAAACAAACACTAATTTAGAACTCATAGGTGAAGCATTGGGTTTTGGCACAGAAGCTATAACGACTAATGCTGATACTCATACTACAACAGTAGCAGATGCTTCTACTGATCCTGGTAGAGCCATGTTTATTAAGTACACTGGAACATTGGATTCTGCTTGTACTATTACGATAGCACCAAATACTTTAAGTAGGGTGCATATTATTGAAAATGGAACAAGTGGCTCACAAAACATCATTATATCACAAGGATCTGGAGCTAATGTGACAATAGCACCAGGCACTGCAAAAGTTGTTTATTTAGATGGAGCAGGCTCTGGTGCAGCAGTGGTTGATGCTTTTGCACATTTAGCTGCCGTAGACTTAACAGTAGATGATGATCTCATAGTAAGTGATGACGTTACATTGAAATCAGATAGTGCTGTTCTTGGTTTTGGAGCCGACACTGATACCACACTAACACATACAG